CAAGTGATCGACCAGATTAGGGCTAAATACTCTGTTAATGACGAGCTTTACTTAGCGCGCATCGGCATAGGCGCATCAAGCGGACTCTATGTACCAACTGCATCTGAATTGCAAGAGCTTAAAGATTTTGGTGTGCTAGCTGAATCTGCGCGTCAATGGGGCAGAGATCAACGCGCCTTGTTGGGGCTATAACGATGGCGCTTATCTCTATGAAAACTCCCACTGAAGACTACGCAGAAGTAGCCACAGTTAACTCTTACGGCTATGGCCTTGAGATCCGATTAAACGAAGATCAATGCGAAGCGCTTGGCATCACTACGCCGCCTACACCAGGCAGCAAGGTGATGATTAAAGCCGCCACTATCGTGACCGAAGTTAGGCAAACCGTCGAAGCGGATGGTGATGATGCCGGCCCTGATACTTACCTTTGTTTGCAGATCACTGATCTTGAGCTAGGTGGCGCTGAGAGTAATACCATCAGCGCGTCCATGCTCTACAGTGACTGATGCACTTACCCACACCAAACCCCTTTAGATTGGAGCCATGACCAGAGACATTGATCCATTTAACCTTGAAGATGCCATAGACGAACAATCTAAACGCGCACGCTTTGCGGCTGATATGGAGATCAATGATCTCAAATGGTTGATGAGTAACAAGCGGGGGCGTCGTTTCGTCTACCGCTTGCTCGAACGTGCGGGCGTTTGGCGGCTCTCTTTCAATACCAATGCGTTATCGATGGCCTTTGCTGAAGGCACGCGTAACGAAGGATTGAGACTGTTGGCCCAACTCACCGAACACTGCTTGGATCGATACACTGAAATGCTTCAGGAGCAAAAAGAATGACTGATACGCTGATGACTGACGGCCAAACTACCCAAGTAACCGATAGCCAGACGACCGCTGATGCAACCACTACGGATGCAGAGCAAACCCAGGTGACAACAACCGATAGCCAGACGACTGACGAGGCGAAAGCCGACGCAGACGAGGGGAAATCAGCTGATGAGAAAACCGGCGCCCCTGAGAAATACGAGTTTACTCCCCAAGAAGGCCGCGTCTTTGACGATGCCGTGATTGCGGCGTATTCAGACGTTGCTCGAGAGTTGAATCTATCGAATGAGGCTGCACAAAAAGTGCTGGATAAGGTCGCGCCGGTCATGGCCGAGCGACAACTAGCGCAGATTGAAGCGGCTAAGGCAGAGTGGGAAACCGCTTCCAAGTCGGATAAAGAATTTGGCGGAGAAAAAATCACCGAATCTTTAGGCACGGCAAAGAAAGCCTTAGATGCTTTTGGCACCCCGGAGTTGAAAGCCCTGTTAAACGAGTCAGGCCTCGGTAACCATCCGGATGTGATCCGGTTTATGTACCGCGCGGGCAAGGCAATCAGTGAAGATAAATTTGTAGGAGGTCGCCCAGCGGCACCTGGTACGAATGGCTCATTAGCTGACAAACTTTATTCTAATCAAAAATAGGAGCTTTAGATGGCTACTTTATCAACCGGCGCATTGACCCTTGCAGATTGGGCAAAGCGTTTAGATCCAGACGGCAAGGTGCCAATTGTCGCCGAGCTATTATCTCAATCCAATGAAATCTTAGAAGACGCAGTTTTCCAAGAAGGTAACTTGCCAACTGGTCACCGCGTGGTGATCAGAACAGGCTTGCCGACTGCTTACTGGCGTTCTATCAACCAAGGTATTCCGACCAGCAAATCAACCACTGCGCAAGTGGATGAGTCGGTAGGTATGCTAGAAGCGTATGCAAGAATCGATAAGGACCTTGCAGAATTGAACGGCAACACAGCGGCGTTCAGATTGTCTGAAGACACTGCGTTCTTGGAAGCGATGAACCAAGCGCAAGCGTCTACCATTTTGTACGGCAACCCAACAACCGATCCACGCCAGTATCTAGGTCTTGCGCCACGTTTTGGCACAATCTCAGGTGCAGGTAACGCGGCCAACATCATTGATGCGGGCGGTACTGGTTCGGTAAATACGTCTATCTACTTGGTGCTTTGGGGAGAAAACACGGTTTTCTGCACATTCCCTAAAGGTTCTAAAGCCGGTTTGATCCATGAAGATCAAGGCATCTTGACGGTTTACGACTCAAGCAACAACCCATATCAAGCGTACCAAACACACTACCAATGGAAGAACGGTTTGGTGGTTAAAGATTGGCGTTATGTGGTGCGTATCGCCAACATCGATACGACTAACTTGGTGGCTGAATCTTCAGCGGCTGACTTGGTGAAATTGATGTCAAGAGCGCTGGATCGTATTCCTAATTTTGGCATGGGCCGTGCAGCGTTCTACATGAACCGTACAGTCTACTCAATGCTACGCATCCAAGCGTTGAACAAATCGCAAAACGCGATTGACGTGGCGCAAGGTCTTAACCAATTTGGTACACCTCAAAGCTGGACACAGTTTGAGGGCGTGCCTCTACGTCGTGTTGATCAGATTCTCAACACTGAATCACGCGTAGTATAAGGAGAAATCACATGATTATTGATGCTTTTTTAGCCCTAGCCGGCTCAATTTCAGGCAACACTGTTACGGCCGCTAACGTGTTTGGCTCAGGTACGACAATCGTATCGGGCTCTTTCACCGGCGGTAACGTCATCGATACTGCTTCACCAGGTAACCCAAGCGGCAACGTCAGGGATTTAGGTGAAGGTGGTGAGCTTTACTTGCGCGTGCAAGTGGCCACAGCCGCTACTGGCGGTACATCGATGCAATTTAACGTTGTTGCGGCGGATGATGCCGCCATCACTACTAACGTCACTGTGATCGCTACAACAGGCGCAATTCCTGTTGCATCATTGACAGCGGGCGCACGTTTTGCGGCAGAGTTAAACCCACGTATCGCGAGTAAAGGCCAGCGCTATGTAGGCTTGCAAGTGGTGAACGTAGGTGCCAACTCCGCGGGTGCAGTTTATGCGGATATAGGCGACGCTATCCAAGACGGCCAAAAATTCTATCCATCTGGCTTCACTATTAAATAGGGGGCTTTATGGCGCAATACAGAGTTTTAGAAAAGTCTTTTATCAATAACAACATTGTGGAAGAAGGCGCGGTCATCGAGTATGCTGGCGAGGCTTCTAACAATCTGGAATTGGTGGAAGAGCCGAAGGCCAAGGCCAAGAAAGATGCAGCACCCGCTGCGGACAGTTTGGTTTAAGCCGCCAGGTTAACCTAATACGACGGGGGCTATATGCCCCCGTTTTTATTTAAGGGGATTTAAATGAGTACCGAAGTTGATATCTGTAATTTAGCGCTTGCGCATCTGGGGGATACGGCGACCGTTGCCAGTATTGATCCTCCCGAAGGTTCTGCCCAAGCCGAACACTGCGCGCGCTTTTATCCAATTGCCCGCGACACGTTGCTGGAAACGCACCCCTGGGGATTTGCGACGAGGCGCATACAGCTTGCCATGTTAGGTGAATCGTGGTCCGAATGGACCTACGCCTACGCCGTGCCGAATGATGCGGTCAACATCATTGCGATCGTGACCTCAGATGCGACCGATGACTACAGCGAAGCGATCCTCACCAATCCCAACATCCCCGCCGGAGGCGCGTATGTGCCGCAACCCTTCTCGTGCGAGATCCAAGACGACGGCACGCAAGTGATCCTGACTGATCAAGAGAACGCGGTACTGCGCTACACGGCGCTAGTATCGGATACGGGGACGTTTTCACCATTGTTTGTGTCTACCTTGAGCTGGCACCTAGCATCACTGTTAGCCGGTCCGATCCTTAAAGGTGAAACCGGTGCGGCCGAAGCCAAGCGCTGTCTGCAAATGATGAATGTTTACTTGTCGCAAGCCATGGAGTCGGACGCATCTCAGCGCCGCATCAATCCCAACCAGCGCGTTGCTTGGATCAGTGGGAGATAGGCATGGCTAACACCCGCATTTTACAAAAGTCATTCTCAGGCGGCGAGATTAGTCCGGAGATGTTTGGTCGTATCGATGACACCAAGTATCAAGCTGGCCTTGCCATTTGCCGAAACTTTATCCCCAAACCCCAAGGCCCCATTCAGAATCGGCCAGGCTTTGGCTTTGTGCGCGAGGTTAAGGATTCAACTAAGAAGGTGCGGTTAATTCCGTTTACCTATTCGACCACACAGACCATGGTCATCGAAGTGGGTGCAGGCTACTTTCGATTCCACACGCAAGGCGCGACCTTACTCTCAGGTGCCGTGCCGTATGAGATTGCTAACCCCTACGCAGAAGCCGATCTTTTTGATCTGCATTATGTACAGTCTGCGGACGTGCTGACCATCGTGCATCCCAACTATGCGCCTAGTGAATTGCGCCGCGTCGCCGCGCTTAACTGGACCCTGACCACTATTTCGTTTGCCGCGCCGATCGCTGCGCCCACTGCACCAACCGCAGTGCAAACCGGTTCGGGCACGACGATCTCCTATTCGTATGTGGTAACCACCATTAGCACGGACGGAGTGTCTGAGTCCGCGCAATCTACCGCAGCAACCGTGAGCGGTAACTTATTTACTACCGGCAATTACATCACAATCGCCTGGGCAGCGGTCACGGGTGCTGCGCGCTATAACGTGTATAAGATGCAAGGCGGATTGTATGGCTATATCGGGCAAACGTCGGGCACCTCGGTCAAAGATGACAACATTGCGCCGGACCTAAGCAAAACTCCACCTATCTATGATGCGGTGTTTGCCGCTACCGGTGATTACCCTGGTGCGGTGTCCTACTTTGAGCAACGCCGATGCTTTGCCGGCACATCCAACAAGCCACAAAACATCTGGATGACCAAATCAGGCACTGAATCGGTGATGAGCTACAGCTTACCGATCCGAGACGATGACCGCATTGCTTTCAGAGTAGCGGCACGCGAGGCCAATACCATTCGGCATATCGTACCGCTAACGCAGCTACTGCTATTAACCAGCGCTGCGGAATGGCGCGTGTCACCGGTCAACAGTGATGCGATTACGCCGACCACCATTACCGTGCGGCCACAGTCTTATGTGGGTGCCAATAACGTGCAGCCGGCGGTAATCAACAACACGCTCTTATATGCCGCCGCGCGCGGTGGGCATATTCGAGAATGTGCGTATAACTGGCAGGCCAACGGCTTTATCAGCGGGGATTTATCCTTGCGCGCGCCGCACCTTTTTGATAATTACGATATTAGCGATATGGCGTATGCCAAAGCGCCGCTGCCGATTGTGTGGTTCATATCCACCACCGGCAAACTGCTTGGTCTGACCTATGTGCCAGAGCAACAGATTGGCGCCTGGCATTGGCACGATACCGATGGCACGTTTGAATCGTGCGCGGTTGTGGCGGAGGGCAATGAAGATATTTTGTACTGCGTGATTAAGCGCACCATCAACGGCACTGACGTGCGCTATGTAGAGCGGATGGCCACCCGTCAGTTTGTAGATCCCGCCGATGCGTTTTTTGTGGATGCGGGATTAACGTACTCGGACGCAGCGGCCACTACCATTAGTGGGCTTACCCACCTCGAGGGTAAAACCGTTAACGTGTTAGCCGATGGCGCGGTGCATCCGCAATGTGTGGTGACGAGCGGCGCAATTACGCTAGAGCAAGCCGCCAGCAAGGTGCAGATCGGCTTACCGATTACGGCGGACGCAAAAACCCTACCGGTTGCGGCTGGCATCGATAACGGCTTTGCTCAAGGGCGTTACAAAAACGTCAATAAGGCATGGCTGCGGGTGTTCCGGTCCTCGGGCATCTTTATCGGCCCAGATGAATATAACCTAGTTGAAGCCAAACAGCGCACCACCGAGTCATATGGTTCAGCCCCCGCGCTCAAGAGCGAAGAGATCCCAATCGTCTTGTCACCCATGTGGGCGGATAGCGGTCAGGTCTTTGTTCGGCAATCGGATCCCCTACCATTAACCCTGGCCAGCCTCACCTTGGAAGTATCCATCGGCAGTTGATGCACTTGATTAAAACCTGAAGGGTTATGGTGAAGTCCATTATCCTTCGGAGTTTTAAACATGGCTTATGGTGTAGTCAACCCATCTTTTAGCGGTCTTAGCGGTGGGGGCGGAATGCAAGCCCTAGGAGCGGGATCCCTCATGCTTAATCTGGGCGGGATGTTCTCCAACGCAATCGGCTCGTTTTACAGTGCTGATACGAAAAAATACCAACTCAGAACAGAAGCAATCATTGCAGATACCAACGCGCGTATCGCAGAGCTAGGCGCGCAGACCGCGCTCAATCAAGGCCAGCAAGAAATTGGCAACCTCACACTTAAAGCCGGCCAACTTAAAAGCACCCAACGCACTTCAATGGCAGCGAACGGAATCGACTTAGGTGAGGGTAACGCGGCGGAAGTTTTAGCCTCAACCGAGATCATGAAAGAGGTCGATAAAAACACGATAGAGGCTAACGCCGTGCGCAGCGCTTGGGGCTACCGAATGAAAGCCACTAATTTCCAGAACGAAGCATTAACCGCACGCAATACCTCTAGCGCAATCTCACCTTGGGCATCCGGATTTACTTCCCTTTTAGGGGACGCAGGTAAGGTCGCGGATCGATGGTATTCATTGAATAAAGAAGGCGCGCTTAACGGTACGCCTTTTGCGCTGGGAGGGTAAGCGGATGCCCAGAGTCCCAACGTATGACAGTTTTCAAGCAACACCCAATGTTTTGCCGCAATCCTATGCAGAAACCCCTAAACTTGCCATTGATCCTGGTGATCCCAGCAGAGCGATGGGCGCTGCCCTTTCGAGTGCGGGGGATGCCGCAGGCAATGTTGCGATGGACCTGGCGGCAAAGGCTAATCAATCACGGCTAGATGACGCCACGCTACAACTCCGACGCAAAGCGCGATATTACCAATACGATAAAACCGCAGGCTACGCCAATTTAAAAGGGCGCGATGCGCTTGAGCGGCCTGAAGGTATTCCACTGCCCGAGGAAGTAGGCGGACGTCTGCAACAGGACGTTGATGCAATCTCGCAATCACTAGGTAACGACGCGCAAAAACAAGCCTTTGCACATTTTGCAGGTGGGTTTGTTGATGGGTTTAAAGATAACGTATGGCAACACGTCGTGCGCGAACAACGCACGTTTGATATCTCCACTGCGGAAGGTCTGCGAGATGAAGCCATTGAAGAAGCAAAAACAAATTATCGAAACCCTCAGGCGTGGTCCGCTGCCGTTGCCAGTATTCGACAACAAAACGATCGCCTAGGTGAATTGCACGGCTTAGATGTGCCTGCAATCGATGTGCAATCTAAAAAAGATATCAGCACCGCGATTAAGTCCGGCGTAGATGCCTATCAGGCTGACGGCGACGCGCTAGGCGCCGCTAAATTTTACGACGACCACAAACATTTGATGACGATGGACGACGGTCTTGTGGTGTCAAAGCAAGTCAAAAGTGGCGTTAATACTTATGTTGGGCTTAACGCTGGCCAAGAAGCCTTTAATCACGCTAAGCCTCCAGCGCCCGCACAAATTGCATATGACGCGCTAGTTACGGAAGTGTTTAGCAAAGGTGTGGTGATGACCGAATCCGGCGGAAAGCCTGGCGTAGTTACGCACTTAAATAAAAACGGCACGACCGATTATGGTCCAGGCCAGCTTAATGAAAAGACAGGGCCTGAGGCGGCTAGATTGGCGGGGGTTAAGTGGGATTTGGATCGCTTAAAAACAGAGCCTGCCTACGGCTACGCGCTTTCTTTAGCGGTTTTCCAAGATAGGTACGCGCAAAACGGAAACGACTTTAGCAAAACCATTGGGGAATATCACGCACCCAAACGGACACAAGACGCTATTAAAGAAGCCAAGAAGTCAGGCGGGTATTGGTTGGATTATGCAGACGATGAGCTAAAAAGTTATGTCAATAAAACGATGGATAACTACAACCGTGCGGCGTTAAAACCACCAAAAGAAATGACCATGGGGGACGTAGAGGCGCAACTTGCCAAGAAGAACCTCAACCCGGATCAGTTAGCCAAAGCGCGCGCAGAAGGGGAATACCAAATCAAAAACTACAACGCGCAAATTAAAACACAGGAGGAAACCAGTGTTAACACCGCGTTAGATGAGGCAAGGCGAAACCAAGTCCCCTTTGAAAAGTTACCGTTCGCAGTGCAAAACGCCGTGCCTGCATACAAAGTGGGTGAAGTTAAAGACAAGATTAAAAAGATTTTAGATACCGGCGATGTATCTACCGATTGGAAAGTATACGCAGGTCTTCGCGATATGGCGACCACTGACCCTGGCAATTTTAAAACACGGGATTTATCGCTTAATTTTTCTACATTGGCAGAGCCACAGCGCAAAGAGCTGATTGATTTGCAAGCCAAGATGAAAGATCCCTCGCAAGCCGTTCACGCGGTAGAGCTAGGTAAACAACTTGATATTGCACACGATACGCTTGGCATTGCTGCATCCGTGTTTACTTCAAAAAAAGGCAAATTTGATTCTGCCGTTACGCAAGCGATTGCCTCTGAATCGGCGCATAAAGGTGGCCGAGAATTGGACTACACCGAACGCCAAAAGATTATCGATCGCATGATGCTACCGGCCACGCGGTCTAGCAATATCTGGTTTGGAAATAGCACCAAGAAAATGTATGAGGTGTATGGATCCCCTGACGAAGCCGATTACAAACCGGACATCCCGGACAGCGAACGCAAGTTGATTACCAAGGCCCTTGTCGCTGAAGGGGCGGAACCTTCAGAGGCAAACATCACCGCACGTTTTAAAATGAGATTTGGTTTATGACAGATAGCAATCCTTACAGCTTGGAAAATATCCAAGGTGAATCTGCGCCCGTAGAAAACAACCCTTACAGCATTAAGAATATTCAGCAGAACCAAGACGTGCGCGCTAATCTTGGGCAAGCAATGGATAAGAATCCTGACGAAGCGGCCAAAGCCTACCGCATTGCGCTAGAGAGCAATACGCCGGTGTCGGCGGTTCAAGATAACTTTAAAGACGTAAACCGCCAGGCAATGATTGATCGGTATGCGCAATCCACTCAACCGTTCAAAGCCACCCAAAATCTACTAAAGGATCCCGACAAAGCGCCTTTTATCCATGACGACATTCAGAACATGACCGACATAGAAAAAGCCTTGTCGTTCATGAGTGCGTCGGGCCGTGCCGGATTACATGACTTTGCCGCTGCGGGGGCTAAACTGCTTGATGTCGCGCAGCCTTTTACCACCAGTGATCAAGATCTGGCAGTCCTGTACAAGAACGATCCAGAAGGTTTGAAGCGCCAACGGGAACAAGGCGCATCGGCCGTATTGTCTCGCTTTGCCAGAAACCAAACGCAAGATGCCAATGACATCATGGCTAAAGTTCCCCAACAGGTGAAAGATACCTACAGCAACCTAGAATATCAAACGCTTGATCCTGAGAAGGCCGCGTATCTTCATCCAGTCAAAGTGGTCAGCGATGCTATTCGGTCCTTGCCCACCTCCGCGGCGCTTGCGTTAACGGCGTTCCTGACACGCGGCGCATCCCTTAAAGCAGAGCAAGCGTCTTTGGCAACGGGCGCATCTGCGGAAGTTGCTAAACAAGCGGGGATCGATGCGGCCGTTCACATGGCTTCACGGTTTGGCGCGGGATCTGAAGGTGCGGTGGGCTTCGCGCAGCAATATAACTCTACGCAAAACCAAGTCGAACAAACGCCGTTTAGTAACCTAAGCAAAACACCTTTAGACCAGTTTAAATGGGAAAAGCCTGGGGATTTGGTTGAAGGAACACTGGCCAATTCCGACAGTTTTAAACAGTTGGTGGATGCTGGGTATGACCCTAATGCCGCGCGTATTTTCTTATCCGCCAGAACCGGCGAGCAAGCCGGCCTTGGGGCTGGACTTACGGATGCTCTCACCAATGCGGTAGGCGGGCATTTTCTGGGGAAGATCATCGGGGAAGGCGGCAAGCTCTTACCTCGAATGGGTAAAGGTTCTCTGACGGAAGGCATCCAGGAATTTGCGCAAAGTGGCGGCGAGCAGTTATCAGAAAACCTCGCACTGAAAAACAACATTAATCCTGAACAGGACTTAAGCAAAGGTGTGGTTGAGAGCATGTTGCAAGGCCTGGCGGTAGGCGGTTTGACCGGCGGTACGTTCTCAGGCATTGCAGGTCGCGCGCAACGGGATGAGGACAAAGCAAAACGCGCAGACGAATTTAGAGCCGCGGCTGAGAAGCTAAACAAACTCGCCCAAGCTAATAAAGTTTTGGGCAGGGATTACGACACCTTTGAAGGGTTTGCACAACAAGCCGGCGAGAATGGCAATCTTACACATGTTTACATCGATGCCGACGCGCTGATGCAAACAGGTGTTGCAGAACAAATTGCTGCGGTATCTCCGTCTGTTGCCGAACAATTACCCTTAGCTGCGGAAACAAAAGGCACGCTGTCTATTCCAGTAGGGGAATACACCGCTGCGATTGCGCCAACAGAATACGCGCAAGCCTTGGTGCCTATTATTAAAGAAGGACCAAACGAGTTTAGCCAACAAGAAGCGGCAGACTTTAGACAGAATTTTCAAGAAGATTTAGTTAAGGAAATGGAAAGCACGCTTGCGTCAAAGGAAACCGATGACGAGTTTAAGCAGTCTACCTCAAGTTTAAAAGAGAAATTCCAAACAGAATTAGACGCGCTTGGCCACCATACTCCCGATGTCAACAAAGCGTATTCCACCTTGTTGGGGGATTTCTTTGCGGTCAACGCGGCCAAGATGGGCATGTCACCTGAAGAATTGCACAATCAGTATGCGGTCCGCTTTGCCTCAGACTTACAGCAAGGCTATGACCAAAGCGGAAGGATGGAACCCGCCGCGTCAAACGGAAGGGCGGATGGATCTGATTCTGTTATTTCTGGGGGAAATTTATCCCTTTTACACGGATCCACGTCGGATACTTTGACAAAAGAAGGTGTTCAGATCTTTCGACAAGGGCAAAAGCAGGGTAAGAAAGGCAAAAGTTTTGGAGGACTTTATCTATCGTCAATGAAGGATAGCGCCCACGCAGATACATATTCCCGTATGGGTGATGGGATCCCTACTGTGTATTCGGTATCCATCAAAGAAGGGACAAAGGTTTTAAACAAAGACGGAGATATCACCCGTTTATCCGAGGAATATATCAAAGAGCTTGTTGGGCAGGGATACGGTCTTGTTATAGGCAAGGACCCAAGAGGCCGGACAGAATACGCCGTCATCGATAAAAACGCGATTTTAAATTTCGAGGCGAAGCAAGGCTATGACCAAAGCGGAAACCTACAAACAGATACCCCAGCGTTTAAGAATTGGTTCGGTCAATCTAAGGTGGTGGATGCTGATGGTAAACCGTTGGCGGTTTATCACGGTACGTCTGCAAATTTTGATGTTTTTTCTGGAAGGCCTGCATGGAAAGCCCTATTTAAAGAAGACATTGGAACAAATTATTTTACGTCAGATAAAGAAATGGCAAAAGGCTATTCAGGCGGATCTGAGCCAATGGCGGTATTTTTAAACATTAAAAACCCTTATATTTATGACGCAAACGGTTCGTCATATGTTGGGGCAAATTTTGAGGCTTTAATAAAAGCAAAGACTGAGGGCCATGATGGCGTAATTATAAAAAATGTCAATGATACGTCAGCAGGGCAAGATGAAAGGCTAGTTGATACGTACATAGTATTTGACCCTGCTCAAATCAAATCCGCCACCGGTAACAACGGCAACTTTGATCCGAACGATGCGAATATTTACAATCAATTTGCCGGCGTACAAGCCTGGTCCGCCAATACACATTCTTTAACTTCTGCCGTTGAACGTATTAAAAAAGGTGAAAACCCAGAACAAGTCCGCAAAGAAACCGGCTGGCATATTGGTGCGGATGGCATGTGGCGGTTTGAGATTTCCGACGACAAAGCGCAATTTAACACCCCATACAACGATTGGACCTCTGATCGGATTCGCGAAGAAGTACAAGTGTATCCTAATATCGAGGGTAAAGAAGGCACCTATAAAGCTATTTTTAGAGAGGGTACGCCTGATCATTTTGGAGCCTTTGGACGATCAGAAGAAGAAGCAGTTAATAATGTTGTTAGAAATGTTAGAAAGAAACGATTTGCGGATGAAGGCTTTGATATTTCTAAAGTCTCTGACGGGGATGCACACGTCTTATCTCACGTTTTAAAACACCCAGAATTGTTTGATGCGTATCCTTCTTTGTTGAACACGCGTGTGCATTTTGAAGAAAACACTCACGCTTATCGGGGAAAGCTAGATCCCAACACAGATGTGATTACCTTGGCAATTACGGGTGATGAACAGCAAATGCTGTCCACATTGTTGCACGAGATTCAGCACGCGATTCAAGAAAAAGAGGGCTTTGGCAAGGGGGGAAACTCAGATAAACAGTTTACGTACGCAGTTAAAACTGCTTTAAAGGAGCTGTCAAACCAACAACAACGAAAAATTGCAGAATGGACAAATGCTAATTTTGACAAGATTGTTGATTACAACGTCGCCGCCAAAATAGCGAGATATGGATTGCTCTACGAATCCGCGCAACGACTGATTGGATACGCAAACCGCAGCGAACCGTCTGGCGTATTTCGATTGATAAGGCAGGAGATGCAATGGTTTTATGCGGATGAGTTTCGGGAAAACGATAGAGCGCAAGATCTTCAGCGCGACTTTTATAACATTCCTAAGCCACACAAAAAGAGCGAACGTAATGCTTTTATAGGGGATATGGCGTTTCGGGCGGGGCGGGTTTTGTTAAACGAAATTGGACCGATGTATCAAGGGATGTTTAAGAACGATCCGCGCACCTTGAAAGGGATGTTAAAGGCGCTGGAAAGGGAAGCGGACAAAAAGCGCCAAGCGTTATCTCCGTTGCACGATTTGCAAAAGCAAGCGCTGACGACCGAAAACGTAAGTCGTGCGCATGCTTTATCAACACCGTTCGATGTATATCAATCTTTAGCAGGTGAGGTGGAGGCAAGAAACACCCAAGCGCGCCAGGCAATGACACCGGAAGAGCGTCGCAATACTTCACCTAAGCAAACAGCGGATGTGCCCGTTGATAAAATTATAGTTAGGTTTGGGGGTTTGGAGATCCAAGCACCAATGGCGTCGATTGCGGAGCGGGCAACCTTTGACCAAGGCGCCACCGTCAACCGAGGAAGTTTTAACCCAACCAACCTAACCATATCGCTCTTAAAGAACGCGGATCTTTCGACGTTCTTACATGAGACAGGGCATTTCTTTTTGGAAATGCAAATGGATTTGGCCGCAAGGCTAGAACAGGAAGCTGGACTTTTTGGCATAGAAAACCTAAAGCCTGGCGAACAGCAGATTATCAAAGATGCTAATGCCATTTTAAATTGGTTTGGCGTACAGGATCTGGATAACTGGCACCGCATGACCTTAGATGAGAAGCGTGGGTTTCATGAGCAATTTGCGCGCGGCTTTGAAGCCTATCTATTTGAAGGCAATGCGCCAAGCATCGAACTTCAACCTTTATTTCAACGCTTTAAAGAATGGTTAAAACGCGTTTATAAATCCATCGAGGCGCTTAATGTTGATCTGACCGATGAGGTGCGAGGCGTGTTTGATCGCATGATTGCATCCGAAGAGCAGATTCAACTCGCAGAGCAAGCGCGCAGTATGATGCCTCTTTTTGCCACCTTAGACGCGGCACCGATGACGGCCGATGAATTTAGGGAGTACCAGAACCAACAACAAGAAGCGACAGCGACCGCCGTTGATGAACTTGACGCGCGCGGCCTGCGCGATATGAAGTGGCTGCGCAACGCACGAAGCAAGGTGTTGAAGGCCATGCAGAAAGACGCAAAAGAAAAGCGTCGAGAAGTGAGAGCCGAAGCGCGCGTCGAAGTAATGTCGCAGCCGGTCTACCGCGCGTGGGCATTGCTGACGGCTAAGATCAATCCTGAAGATCGCGTACCTAAGCAGACCGTCACCAAGTCAAACCCTAATGTAGTAACACCGGAAATTGATTCACTTTTCACGGCGGTAGCAAAACTAGGTGGGCTTAATAAGGCCGATCTGATGTCGCAATGGGATTTAGACCCAGCGTACAAGCAATATTCAGGTGTATTTGGCAAACCTGTTTGGCGCAAAGAAGGTGGGTTAACCATTGACGGCATGATGGAAGCGCTAATCCCATATGGCTACCTCACGCTAGACGAACACGGCAAGCCCGTGGATAGCCGCGAGTTTGAAGAGATATTTGACCGTGAGCTGCGAGGTGAGCCTCAGTATTCGTTTGAGCATGATTACAACAGAGATCAAGAGCAACGCGCAGGAAGCCACATTGCTAATCCATATGCGTTAAATGCAGTACGTTTTGACAAAGGGGAGTTAATCAGCGCGGGACTGTCGGATGAAATCATCAACAAGTTGGCCGGCTACAAGATGATTGCCAAAACTGACGGCGTTCACCAGGACATTATCGCGGATCTTATCTTAGACGAGAATGGCAATCCTGAATTTACCTCCGGTGATGATTTGATTCAGCAGCTGGAGGCCACAACACCACCAAATGAAGAGATCGAGGCGCTGACCGACTTGCGTATGCTTGAGAAGTACGGCGACCTATCGTCACCTGAAGCCATAGAGAAAGCTGCCGACAAAGCGATTCATAACGATGTGCGCGCAAGACTGGTGGCTACCGAAGCCAATGCCCTGGCAAAGGCAACAGGCGGTCGCAAAATACTAGCGAGCGCCGCTAAGATGTTGGCCGCAACCACCATAGGCCGCAAGAAAATACGCGACCTTTTACCGAGCGTTTTTACCAATGCAGAGGTCAAGGCAGCTAAGTCTGCCGAGAAGTACATGCGCGCAAAAGATCTTGCCAACGCTGCCGCCGAAAAACGCAACCAACTCTTTAATATGTATGCGGCCAAAGCAGCGATGGAAGCTAGAGACGAGGTGGAAAAAGGCCTACGCTATCTAAAGAAATTTAACGGTGTTATTAAAGGCATTGATGTAGATTACGCCGATCAAATTGCTGCGATACTAAGCCGATTTGATTTGCGCAAGATTAGCAACAAAGAAGTTGATCGCCGAAAATCTTTAGCCGCGTGGCTGGTCACTCAGGAAGATGAGGGTTTTGTTCCTGACTTACCGGAGCATGTCACCAACGAAGCCTTTGTCAAATCCTATAAAGAGCTGACGGTTGAAGAGTTTAGAGGCGTGCTGGATTCGGTTAGGCAAATTGAACACTTAGGCCGTCTTAAAAAGAAATTGCTATTGGCTAAAGATCAACGCGAGTTTGAAGCCATTCGCGATGAGATTGTGCAAAGCATTAACGACAACTCACAAGGCCGTATCGCCAACACTCGCACTATTAACACCAGTGTCGAACAGGCTAAGAAAAAATGGAACGCGTTTGCCTGGGGCCATGCCAAAGTGGCGACCTTGGTTAAGGTGCTTGATGGTGGGGAAATCGGCGGTCCGGTCTGGGAATTTTTAGTAAGACCCGCCAATGAGCGAGGCGATTGGGAAACCACGCAACGCGCAGAAGCGACGCTTGCGTTATCTGAGATTTTGGCGCCAGTGTTTAAGCTCGGTAAGATGGGCGGCAAAGGTGAAAAGTTTCCAGGCATAGATCGCAGCTTTAACCGTGAAGCGCGCATTGCGATTGCACTTAATGTTGGTAACGAAGGCAATTTGCAACGCTTGTTAGGTGGTGAAGGCTGGAGTCTGCCGCAGATAGCACCGATCTTACAGTCTTTGACACGGGATGAATGGCTTGCTGTGCAAGCAATATGGGATCACTTTGAGACTTACCGTCCGCTGATTGCTGCAAAAGAGCGCAGAGTCTATGGTAAAGAACCTAACTGGGTAGAACCTACCCCCTTCAACATGACGACCGCAGACGGGGAAACCGTCAGCCTACGCGGCGGGTATTACCCGATTAAGTATGATCCTGCGGCCAGCCAACGTGCAGAAGAACATAGCGACGCGGAAGCGGCAAAGCGCCAACTACAGGGGGCTTATACTTCAGCGACGACACGTCGCAGCTTCACCAAAGCGCGTGCAGAAGAAGTGAAAGGCAGACCTTTGCTTTACTCGTTGACCGGCGTTTATTCGGGTGTGAATGACGTGATTCACGATCTGGCTTGGCATGAGTGGTTGATTGATACGAATCGCTTGATCAAGAATAACGCGATTGATACTGCGATTCGTCAACACTATGGACCGGAATTTAAAAACCAATTTAAGACTTGGACAAGCGCGATTGCTGAAGGTGAAAAAGGATCCGACAATACGGTTGATATTGCGCTTTCTAAAATTCGCCAAGGCGTGAGTGTATCGGGTTTAGGGTTTAACGTCATGTCTGCGGCGATGCAACCGACTGGATTTACGCAGTCTGTGTCAGTGGTAGGCGCAAAATGGATAGGCGTAGGAGTTAATCGTTACCTCGCCAACATGAGCAGATCCACCCGAATCACCAACGAAATGTCAGAGTTTATGGCCAACCGCACGCGTACTCGATTTAGAGAATTGAACGAGTTACGCAATTCGGTTGAGGATCAATCGCCGTATAAGGAATGGTTAGGCCGATACGCATACTTTTTAATGATGCGCTGCCAACAGATGGTCGATGTCCCCACCTGGATAGGCGCGTATGAGAAAGCGCAAGCCAGTGGAGAGATAGAGGAACGCGCAATTGCCTTAGCCGATCAAGCCGTAATTGACTCCCAGGGCAGCGGGATGTTGAAAGATCTCTCTGCAATTGAGCGAGGTGGCGCTGCGCAAAAACTCTTTACCGTGTTTTATTCGTACATGAATACCGTGCTTAACATTGGGATTGGTAAAACGATGTCGGCGGAGATCGGGAAACGTAAAGCAAAACTAGCGGCGGATTACCTTTTGCTTTACGTTTTACCGCCGGTATTAGGGTTTGCTATTAAAGAAGCGCTCACCCCAACAGGTGATGATGACGACGATTATTGGGAGAAGCTACCTAAGCGTCTAGCTGCTAACCAAATCGACTATCTGATGGGTTTAATGGTGATAGTGCGCGAGTTTTCTGAAGCGGCTAAATTAATGGCTGGCGTAGAGGATCATAAGCAAGATTACCAAGGACCGGCAGGTGTGCGAATGATTGCGGATACCGTCAAGTTTGGGGAGCAATTAGGCCAAGGTGAATTTGATACGCCATTCCGCAAGGCTTTTGTCAATTTGATGGGTGATGCTTTTGCCCTACCAAGCGCTCAGATCAACCGAACTGTCACCGGAATAGAAGCAATATCCGAGGGCAAAACGTCCAATCCTGCGGCGATAGCATTCGGGTTTAAAAAGTAGCATTGATGCACTTGCCGGCACCTCTGACAGTTAGCCTAGGTTAACTTTTCAGAGGTGTCTTTATGTCTATAGCCAGCACTACTCGTAAAGCCGGCCCGTACATTGGCAACGGCTTGACCACTATTTTTACGTTTCCGTTTAAGGTTTTTCAAACCAGTGATGTGCTTGTTGTACAAACAGATCTGTCCGGTATTGAAACCACTTTAACCCTTACTACAGATTACACGGTATCGCTCAACGCAAATCAAGACGCTAACCCTGGTGGTGTAGTGGTGATGAATGTTGCGCCCGCTACTAGCTATCAGATCACGCTATCAAGTGTAGTCGCAGAATTGCAACCGGTCGTGCTGACCAACAACGGCGGATTCTACCCGTCAGTGATTAATGATGCGTTAGATCGTCTTACTATTCTGACGCAGCAAATATCTGAGCAAGTTAGTCGAGCGGTAAAAGTTAACATCTCAAGCAGCACCAATCCCGACGATTTAATTGCTTCGGTGATATCTAACACTGCGAGCGCAGCTGCGAGTGCTGCGAGCGCATTAGCATCTTGGCAATCCTTTGAGGGCATCTATTACGGAGTAAATGCGTCTGCACCGTCAACCGATCCTCTGGGTAACCCAATCGGTGTGGGGGATCTTTACTATAATTCATCCTTGCAAGCGCTACAGATTTACACTTCTACGGGCTGGCAAGCGACCGCGCAAGCAACGCCGGTAAGTTACACCAATCAGTCTTTTAGTGGAACAGGATCCCTAACAAACTTTACGCTCTCATCAACTCCCGCGTCTATTGATGCGATAGAAGTTTTTATATCAGGCATACGGCAATACCCGACCACAAATTTTACAATTGCAGGCACAACGTTGACGTTTACAACAGCGCCGGCATCTGGCACCAACAATATTTTGGTGCGATGGACTTTTGCGCTAGCCGCGGGAACGCCGAACGATAGCTCGGTGACGACAGCAAAGATTCAAGATCTTGCCGTTACTACCGCAAAACTTGCAAATAACGCAGTCACACCCCTTAAGTTAGCCAACTCAGGGAATGAACTTGGCTCGCGCAATCGTTTGATCAATGGGTGTTTTAGAGTAGATCAAAGAAATAGCGGCACAGCAGTATCGCTTGCCGTTAGTGGGATCAATTACTATCTTGATCGGTGGTATGTGTATTCAGTTGGTGTTACCGGGACAATACAACAAGACGATAATATTTCTCTTAGCGGCAAGCGTTTACGGATTAACGGCGCTACCGGAATGACTAGCGTCGCGGTGGGACAACGTATCGAGAGCATTAACTGCAAAGATCTTGCTGGTAGTACCGTGACGCTTTCCGCAATACTTTCTAATTCTTCGAATGGATCGGTATCGTGGAACGCCTACTATGCAAATACCACTGACTCTTTTGGCACGGTTTCTTCACCCACCAGAACGCTGATTGCCGCAGGAACATTTAACCCGACGACTACCCCAACTGCGTTTAGTGCTACTTTTGCAGTGCCTTCGGCAGCGGTGACGGGTATTGAAATTATTTTTAGGGGGGGTGCGCAATCCTCTGGGTCGACGTGGTACATCGAACAAGTGCAACTTGAAAAAGGCTCAACCACAACGCCGTTCGAATATCGATCTTACGGTGCAGAATTGGTGTTGTGCCAGAGATATTTACCGGTTTGTCGCGGAAGCTATACAAACCTAGTCGGTCAAAAGACCGCCGCGACTGCCGCGAAAGTGACTTTTACCTTTAAGACAACCGCAAGAATTGCGCCTACGGGAATAGTGTCCTCTGACTCTTTTTACGTATTGGATGCTTCAGGGGGTGTGGGATATCCGGCGACCACCGCTGTGTTGTCAGGATCATCTATAGATGGAGCATTCATAAATCTAACAGGTATTACGGGACTAGGCGCAACCGCGGGGCAAGCGGCGATAGCCTATGGCAGTTTTTATTTAACTGGCTGCGAACTCTAAGCATAGGAAAGGACAGTGGCTTTGTTAGCATGTATCAAATACTAGGGGGATAAGTGACAGGAACACTCGATGTTGTCAGAATTACAACCGTAAACGGAACAGACACCTTTGATGCCGGATCAATCAACATAATGTACGAATAGGATTAACATGAAAGAATTCTTTTTAGCTAGATTACGCGAGCCATCAACTTGGACTGAGGAATAATAATGGATAAATTATTAGCTTTTTGGAATTACCTACAATTTAGATTAAATGAACCTAGCACACATGCTTCTATATCTTCATTATTAGCCTTAGCTGGCCTTAATTTAGATGCTGGCATAGTACATGATGTATTAATAGCATTGAGCATAGTGTTTGGTGGATTAGGTTTTTTCGTAAAGGAAGGACAAAGATTGTCATAGCTTCATTGTTATTAACATCTTGTTCTTTTATAAGTGCAGAAATAAATAATTGTAAAATACAACCAGCGACTATTATCCCGATCGGATGGAATTATCCGACTTTTGATGGTGGTCAACTTAAATTAATATGTGATCTTTCGGAGTAAGTGTCATGTCAATAAGTAATCAGGTTATAGCAGTAGCTTTAAAGACCTTTGTGAAAATATGGGGTAAGGGCGCGTTATTTACTCGAGTGGTCGACGAAGTTAAGCGCGCTAATGAAACGATGCAGAATGTTACAGGTGATGATAAATTTAAAATGGTCTTTGCTGATTTAAAGATTATTTTTAATGACCTTGTTAAACCTATCGGCACAAGTGTTCTAAAAACGCTGATTGAGCTTGGCGTACAGTACGTTAAACTTCAAAATCCATTAGCTGGTGAAGTAGTTGAAGTTGTTGCTAATGCAGTCGAGGGAAAACTCAATGAACTTTGACAAAGAAAGCTTAAAAGAATTGTTGCTTGAAACGCTTCAAGAACATCATGAAAACGTTATTGATGCACACTCGGCGCATCACGAGTGGATACAGGAACGTATTGAAGCTGAACAGGCAAGGAAACTAATGATGACTAAGATATCTGATGCAGCTATTCAA